ACTCCCTGTGCCTCCATAGATACCATTGTAACGTCGCCTGTCACCCATTCGCCAGGGAAAAACTTGAAAAAAGGAAGTTCTTTGGCCATGTCATTCAATGTTTTTTGGTTGTCCGTACTTCTCGGCATACATAGCCCTAAGCATCTTCATTAATGCATCAAAATTTGTTACGAATCCTAGATTGATAACAAAAGCAACCTTTTTTTCAATATCCTCAATCTCTTTAAGTTGGTGTTGTGTTGCCGTGTTTCTTATTGCCAACTCATGTCTGTTAAACACTATGTAATTAATAGCTCTCGCAACGGCTGAATAGTCTATTTTTTCACCTAATTTGCGAAGTGCTGATGTCATCTCCTTATAAAAATTTCCGGCCTCAATTCGGTTAATTATTAGTTTGTCGGTTAACCATGCAATTGCTTTCCCGTAAATTTCAGGTGACACCTCAAGAGCTATAAGCATCCATATATAAGGGTTTGCCCATGTGGCCTTCGTATGCCTTGCTCCTGTTGTTTTCCAAGCCCCTGCCGCTTTAAGTGTTCGTGTTATTCCGTTTGACTCAACCATCTCTATAAAGGTAGACGGGTCTACGTTTATGAAACCTTGCTCTTTTAGTATGAAGTAAATACGCTCCACATTTTCGCGTCGTTGAATTAATTCCGGGATGTGTTTGATTGAATATCCCTTTTCTGCGTTGCGAATTGCGGCAATATCTCCAAGGTCAGATACACTTAACATCCCTGTTTTTGTTTCTTGCCTGACTATGCTCCCAAAAAGGGTGCGGTCTTCGCTCTTCATTATTACATTACTTTTCATTTACTCCTGCTTTAAGTGTTCGTGTTATTCTGTTTGATTCAACCATTAAGCTATAACACAAATGTAGTGTAATAGTTTTACAAAAGCAAACATTAACCAAAAAAATAGCGTCCGGACGCTATTTTGTGATTTGGTTATTTTTCGCTGTGCCAATGCTCGAACTCTTATTTAGTTATTAAATCACTCATCGGCAACCCCTCGATAAATGCGCAAAATTCCCGCCAATCATCAAGTTTATGCCATCGCCTTTGTTTATATATAGTTTTAAGCTGCAAATAGTTAGTGCTTATACCCGCCCACAACTCATACCCCATCGGCAAATTAGAAATTATGTAATGATAAAGCTCTTTCCGGTCGATGCAGTTGTATGTGTGATCACCTTGTTCGAGCTGCACCGGATACACGGCCATTTGATAATTGTAAATTTCGATCAGGCCGTCAATGGTCCGCGCGATGTCGTGAAAAACGAACCGGTTACAATGCTCTTTAATGTTTGCAACACGTGTTAACCGGTGCATCTTGCTTTGTGAACTTATAATCTCGAACCAATGATAGCGCTGAAATTGCGGTGCGAAATATTGCGGATAAAGTAGGTCAAATTGAACCACAATGCCCTTCAAAAAGTTGTTGTGTCCGGTTCCGGGTTCGTTTTTTGCCAGCTTGTAAGCGCGAATTATATCATCGTTGCCGCTTCCTATATCGTCAAGGTCTGACGGTTCGCGTGTCTGCATAGGATAGCCAGAGCGAATGCAAGATTCGCCAAGGCCATAGATTCTGAGGTTCTTAATTTTCATACTTCAAATGTTATTTCTAAAAGGTCTGTGTCGTATCTTTCGTAAAAAACAGATTTAGGCGATGACCATCCTATGTTAATGTCGTGCACGTCATCTTCATCTACGCGCACCCGTGCAGCTATCCATTCAAGCGGATTGTTTTCGTCATCAAAAAAGCCAAACGGGTGCATGATAACGTGCTCTATTGTGCCGTCATCGAGTAAGTTATACTCTACCTTTGTGCCTTTAATTGCCTCCCAGCATGCAAAAGGCATTGTAATGTTTGCTTGTTGTACCATTTTATTGTTTTTAAAAGTTTACACCTCAAAGATAAACCAAAAGTATTTTTTAAAACATGACAAATGTCATAGTTTTTGAATTATTTGAGTCGTATGTTTGCAGTGTTAAACTTTAAAAAACAGAATCAAATGGAAGCTTACAGATGGAGCACACCCCAGCCACACAACAACAATAACGAAACAATGGATGATTATTTAAACAACCATTTGCCGCAATGTTTCGATGTGGTTTTTGAAGATGGCACTTATGCCGAAATTAAAAACAAAAATACAGGTCAAATATTTGGTGTTAGAGCTACTGGCGATGGCGATTTCACTCATCACAAGGTAACTTTTGAGTTTATTCAATAATAAGATATAATTTTAAAACGATAACGAAATGACACACAAAGAGGCGAGAATATCAAAAGGCTTCGCGCGTCAACAGTGCGAGGCTTTTGCAGATGAGTTCGGAATGTCAATACAAAGCGGCGTGCAGACCGCGACTATCAGCGACGGCATAACGACAGCAGAAATGGCGCTATCATCGCGGAGATTTGTAAATAAGACAACCGGCGAAAGTGGTGAGTGGTTTAATGCAAGGGCTTGTTTAATGAGGCAATTTAAAAAATAAAACTATGGCAAAGTACAAATTATTGACCCAAGAGGGGTATGCAACATTTAATTTTAAAGTAGGTGAGACTTATGATGACACGGCAGAAAGCACAACGGGCGCGACTGTTAAAAACATGGTTGACACCTACCCGGACGACTGGCAACTAATCGAAGAAAAGCAAGAAAAACGGCCAATTATGACTTATATCATTTTGTCGGTAATGATGGCGCTGTATATTTACGCAGGATTAGCAGAGGTTAATTGGCCGCTGATTCCTGCTACTGTGATGGGATATTATCTATTGTTTAAAATTGAGAAAAATGGCGGAACAAAAGTACTTTGACAAGCTCACGATGCGGGAGTTTTGCGATATGATAAGCCGGGATTTTCAGGCCGGATATGAAACGAAACAATCCGTTTGTGATCTTGAGCCGTGCGAGGTGGTTATTCCTCATACGCCGGCATTGCGCCCGAGGTGGTTTTTTAAAGATGGGCGGCAAGTTGATTTTGATTTAATTTTTGGGAGCTAACGTTTTGCGTATATGCGCTCGTTTTAATGGCGCATATACATTGTTGTGTGTCTGGTGCGGATTAGATGTACTCACTTTAAATTTAGCACGGACACTTTTTCTTTTCTTTTAAGCGTTGGTAATCAGTTAGTTAGAAATTAAATGAAAAATAATTTAAAAAAATACCTTCAAAAGTTTGCAGATATAAATTATCTTCGTATATTTGTAGAGTAATAATTAATCAATAACAATTTTAAACGAAGAAATCATGACAACACAAGAATTTTTATCAGAGAACAGAGAGGAAGTAATAAACTACTTTAACAACGAAATCAAAAACTATTGGAATATTTCCTTGAAAGACTTCATGACCAACTTAATGGTTAACTTCAGAAAGATTACCACAGGTGATGATTTCAAGAAATTTGACCTTTTTGGTAACTTAAGCGAGGCTAAATCTCGCTTAGGTAATATGGACACAAAAATCGAGGTTAAATTTGACAGAGATGCTTTTATAGCTAAAAAATACGAGGGAACAGTTTTCGGACAGACGTTAGCATTATAATTTAAAACTTAAAACTTTAATAATTATGAAAAAATTATTTTACATCCTAAACACAAAAACCGACCAAAGCTTTGACACAATGGAAAATAAGTTTTACGGTAGCAACTGGCAACCAGCTTACGAAGATGATAGAGAGTGGCTACAGGGTATGATTGACGAAGACCCTGAAAAGTTTGAAAACTGCATTGTTGAAGAAGTTGAAATAGAAGATTGATGATTAAAGAAGAACTTGGAAAACAAATCGAAACCCTACGCAAAGAGTGTGGGGTTTCGACTTACGAACTTGAGCAGAAAGGAATACATCCTTCTTTACCTGCAACGATTGAAAAAGGACAAAAAGGCTATTCAATTGATAGCCTAATAAAGTACCTGAACGCTATTGATGAAGATATTTTTTTGAGCGTGGGGAAAAAAGAAAAGAAAAAGATTTAAATGCACATGCTATCGGATTAGCACTTCGGTAGCACTTGCACACAACGTTGGGTATATGTGACGTGCGCCTACGATAAACTTAAATAATAGCACAACACTAATTGGCGCATGGCATATATACGTGTTATGCACCGTTTTTTTATTCGTTTTTATTACTAATTTGCACAGCTCCCAAACGTGGGGGCTTTTTTTGTTGTGTGTTTTTTGCTATATTTGTTGAAAATTTAACAAGATGGCGGCACCAATTGGAAATAATTACTGGCAGTTCAGGAATAAGCACGGGAAGGATCCTGATTATAACTCTTCCGAGTTATGGGATGAGTTCGTGCAATATTGCCAATGGATCGAAGAAAACCCGCTTCACGAGGAAAAACAGTTTGCGTTTCAAGGAATGGTGACTACTCATGAAGCGCCAAAAATGAGAGCAATGACAATCAGGGGGTTTTGCTTGTTTGCTGATATTTCGATGAAAACCTTTTATGAGTATGCAAAAAAAGATGATTATCGTAATATCACAACGCGAATAGAGGATGCCATTTATCAACAGAAGTTAGAAGGGGCCGCGGCCGATCTGTTGAACCCGAATATTATTGCCCGCGAATTGGGACTCAAAGATCATTCCGAGGTTACCGGCAAGGATGGCGCTCCTATTGCATCGACATTAACCCCAGATCAAATCGACAAACTAATTGATAAACTCTGATTTAAATAGAGAGCTTTTAAGGATAGCAGCAAGATCGCATTTTTGGGCGTTCTGCTGCTATTTCGATTATGAATTCTTTGCAGTCAAGCGCCGGTTTTTGAAAGAGGTTGCATTAGCTTTTCAAGAGGTTATTGATGAATACGAAAAAGGGAATGCCATTTCCATATCGGTATCAATGCCCCCGCGCGCAGGGAAATCTTATATAACATCCTTATTCGCCGCTTATTGGCTTTGCCGGTTCCCGCAATTATCCGTAATGCGTAATACGTGTACTACTACATTGTATCAAAAATTCAGTTACGACACACGCGCCATAATGCGCACCGAAAAGCGCAAAGAGGTATTCCCTGAAATTGAATTATCAGATGACAAACAGAATATTGACGGGTGGAACTTAAAAACATCAAAACAGGTTGGGTATTTTGGCTCTGGGGTTGGCGGGACGATAATTGGATTTGGCGCAAATATAGCCATCATAGACGACCTTTATAAGTCTATGCTTGACGCCATAAGTAGCACCACGCAGGCGAAAACTGAAAGCTGGAAACAATCGGTGCACGATAGCCGTAAAGAAAGGAATTGCCCGGAAATATTTATAGGTACCAGATGGACAAAGAACGACATAATAGGCAAGGCGATTGATTCAGGCGACCTTGCAAGAACTATAATTATACCCGCTCTGATAAATGACAAATCTTTTTGCGAGGATGTGAAAACAACCAAAGAGTATTTGAAAATCAAATCCAGGATTGAAAAATCAATATGGAGCGCTGAATACATGCAGCAACCATATGATGTTGAGGGCATTTTATTACCAGCTTCAAAACTCAATTATTTCAATTCAATAGCCGATATTCCAAAAGAATCAATTGTTTGGCGGTTCACTATTTCTGACCCGGCAAACAAGGGCGGGGATAAATACTC